CGCAGAGACCAGGTTTCATCACCATATGGGGCGAAGGATCTGTCAAAAGAGTCCCGAGTGGACTATGAGCCCGGATCTGCGCAGTACCTTTTTTGGGCCGCATGAATTTCTTCCGGAGCTTATAAAAGTTGCCACTCGAGGCAGGGACGACGGCATTCTCATCGAGAGAAGGCATCAGCGCTTGAGCCCAGTAGACGAATTGCTCGTCCTCTCGGATCTGGCGCTCGTCGCCCCAGGGATTAGGATTACGATCCCCCTTTTGTCGCTGCCTCATCTTCGAGGCACAACGTTCACCGGCCCGCACCCATTCGGGAACCTCCTTTTCCTCTGACGGAAAGGTGGTGGGTTCCTCCTCGTGATGTAGGAGGAACTCTGCGAAATTCAACTGAAAGTCCGAGAAAGACTCCGGACCCAGGTGCCGAGTGATGGGAAGTCCCAGGCCGCCCAGATGGGCTGGCAACCAATAGGACATCCCAACAGGAAGGGTTCCCAGGATCTTCTTGTGATCCCTCAAAAACCAACCCATCATTTCGTCCGCCCGCTCGGGCGTATGACCCTCGATAAATTTTCTTGCCAAAGCTGGCAAATCTCGGTAGGTCCTTTCCCGGCCACCCTTCGGATCGAAGGGAGACAGGAAGCCTACATTGACATAAGGAACGAAGGAAAACCAAATCTCGGAGGGTAGGACGAGCCTTACACGCCCCCGAGCTGATTCACGCACTACGGGATGTGCCTCGATGATATAAGTGGTGGAATTCATTTGTATGAACTTCGCGGAGACATAGGTCTTCCCCACGGAGCTCTCCATCCCACTAACACCGGCTATCTTTTCCCATAGACAGAATCGGAAATCCTTGTCGATTGCGAACACGCAGTCATCCCCGTTGACTAGCAGAGGAGCATCCCGGAGGTCCATGAACCGTGGCGGTTCATCGGCCCAATCGTTCTCCTTCTGCGCGTCAAAACCGTTAGTCTCCATCGCATACCTGCAAATCGCAGCATTGATGAGACACAGGATGGGAAAGCTTGATGGGGATCCCATCAGCTGACCATTGTCTGCCGGAGCCTAACCGGCCGCGCCTTCCTCCCTTCACCCTCCTTATATTCGAGGGTATGCCCTACGAGGCTCGCAATAAAGATCTTGCGGTCGAGGGCAGAGAGTCCGACGCAGTCGGCCAGACACTTGGCAGCGCCGCGCGACATTTTCGCCATCAGACAATTCGTTGAATCCTTGTAGTCACCCGAGACAAACGTGGTTCCCGGGAGAACCCCCCGGAATCTTTTGGCTAACAATTCCCCACTAATCGGCTCACCGATCAGGGAGAAGCAAGGGTGCTTCTTGAGTACACGCCACATGAACTGCTGTAGATCACGCAGATACCAATAGGCGAACTCAGGCCCCTTTGTGACAACCCTCACCTTACACGGCTCTGGGACCGCAATAGGCGAGGCGAGGAAGGGTTCCTCGCTCACTATCTCCTCACCCAACAAATCTACCACGCGAAGAGCAAAAG